CTAATTATTATATATATAAAATGTTCAAGTCTAATAATCAAAATGTTTATATTAGTTCTAAATCTCAATCAGTCAAGCCTGATGTAGTTAGTGATGTACAGGCTCAAGATCAAATTAGAATACTTATACCATCATTTATAAGTTTTTTAGATCCAAATGAAACTTATTTAAAATGTGATTTAGAAATTAATAATGCGAGGGGTATTATTGTACCAGATCATAAGGGAGGTATCCACAGTTTATTTAGAAATGTAATTATCAGGGATGGAGCGAATTCTGTTACATTAGAATCTTATGAAGATTATAATGCACAGGCTTGTATGATGCGACCATTTACTCAACAATCTTCAATCAGACACAAAAGACAGCTATTTGAAGGGGTACAGAAGGATGCGAACAATAGCGGAGCATCTTTATATTATGATGCCCCTCAGAGCTTAGCAGGTGCAACTGATGCCGCACCAATGACTAATGTCAGAGGATCGAAAAAAATACAAATTTATACAAAATTAAGAAGTGGTTTATTAGGTGGTGGTATCGTACCTGTTGCATTATTATCTGGTATGAGAATTCAAATAGATACAGAAGATCCAGCCAGATGTTTACAACAGGATTTTATCGGAGGATCTGCTGAAGCAGGAATAAAAAATGCTTCTAAAGTTCAAGGTGATTTAGCAGAGGCAGCTATCGGTGAAAGGGACGGAGCAGATGCAACTAAAAATATAGGTAAAGTTGATTTAAATATAGAAACAGGTGCTGCAGGAGCAAACAACCCCTTCGCTATCAATGATATTGTTTATATTAATCACGATAACGCAGGTAATGATGTTTTTAATAATGAGGTAAGGTTCGGAGTAGTTCGAGGATTTTATTTACATAATGGTACAAAATTAGGTTTATCTGTTGTATTACAAACAGACAATAATGTTAAAGTCCCAACTGGTGCTGATTTCACAGCCGCAAATAATACAGTTGTTTATTATAAAGTTTCCGATAGAATTGAACAATTAGCTGTAAAATCTGCAGGTAATTTAACAAATAATAATGATCAAACAATACCACCTGTATCTTATACTCTTTCAAATATTGAAATGTTATGTAGTGCTGTCCAGCCCCCACCTGCTTACATAGAAGGGATGCTCAAAAAGTCCTTATCTGATCAAGGTGTATCTTTAGATTATATGACTTCAGAATTACACAGATTTAACCAAGTTAATACAAGCGGACTTGTTCAGGTTCAAATACCAACACTTGCAATGAGAGCAAAAGCCGTTTTTTGTCAGCCTTTACCATTATCACAAAGTAGAAGTTTAGCAGGGTCAAGTTTATCAGGTGTACCTGATAATGCAAGAAACTATCAATTTGTTAAAGGATCAGAATTAATTCCATCAAGATTAGTAAATTTACAAAGATATTCCCAAGCTATAGGTTCTTTAGGACAAAGAAGAAACGAGCCAGTTCATACAAGTGAATTACAAAAAGCATTAAGTAATGTAGGGTCAGCTGTCTTTTCATTACAAAAAATAGCCGATTCATTTGTTATAGCAAGATCATTTAATAAATATGGACAAATAACAAATTTAGCTGATGATACTCTCAGTTTAAGGGTTGATTACGATGCAGGTGAAGAAAAGATATTTAACAATTATGTTTATAAATTAGCCAGATTAACAATTGCAAATGGTCAAGTTAGTGTAGTTTCATAATTTTAATTTTTTTTTAAAAAAATTTATATATTTTTGTTCTATTTTGCAAAAATATATAAAATAATAAATATTCAAATTAGAACTAAAATAATTAAAAAATATATTAAATAAATAATTTTTTTTTTCTATTATTAATATATATTAAAATGTCGCAAATGAATATAACACAAATCGAGAAATTTCAAATATTACCAAGTAATAACCCAGCGAGTGGCAAATACTCATTTCGAGCTGGAAATCCAATTATAACTTTTAATATTGGTAGTACTAATAAGCTACTTAAGGCTTCATCTGTAAGAATTAACGGAAAACTAAGAATATTAAATGGCGGTAATACTTTAGCTAACAATGGAGCTTTAAAAGTCGGTGGTGTGAATTCTGTAAGAATGAACAGTAGGGTAGGTATTAATAGTATTTTTCAAAATATTAATATAGCATCAAATGATACTAATCAAACACTTGAATCTATTAGACAATATGGTAGGCTAACAGCGACCGTTTTACCTTCTGTACATTCTCAAGAAGATTTTATAAATAATAATGCTGTTGTAGAATTAAATCCAGCATTAGATGATGTATGTGGAGCAATGACCAATAACGAAGTAAGTTTTAGCTGTAGATTATACTCTGGTATGTTAAACTCTGGCAATGTGATTCCGATGGGGGTTAACGGCGTTCGTGGACTGTCAATTAGTCTTGAGTTAGTAAGTGACCAACAATTTTTGTCAGGTGCTGATGCAGCCGCTAATGCTGGGGCTAATTACGAGGTTAGAGATTTATCACTGACTGGTAACTTTTTAATTCCAGACGCACAGGGTCAACAGCAATTAAGCGTCCCAAGTAATGGATCATTTTCTTATAATTCATTTAATAATTTATATTCAGTTATAGATTCAAATGATGCTACACAAACATATAATTTAGCTCAGGATAATGTATTAAGTGTTTTTAGCAATTTCTTGCCTGTATCTCAATCAAATTCATATGATTCTGATGGATTCAGAACTGAACAGCCATTATTGACAGATGCAGCAGGAAATAATTATGAAGATCCAGACGCTGAGCAAAATGGCACTTTCCCAGCTCGTGCAGTTATAAATAAAGTTTCTTTTTCGAGGGGTGGTATGAAATTAGCACTCGATTATGATCTTGATGTTAAAGAACAATCTCAACAAAATAGACCACAAACAGGGGTACAAATTAATGCATTAAATGCTATTCAACCATATTATTTAATAACAAAAACGGTTGATCAACCCTTGCTATTTTCATATGGTGGAAATGATGAAGTAATTTACCAGACTTCAGGATTACAAGCATTAAAAGCTGTTGAACCTAATAGACGAAATTTTGCTGTTGGTGTCGCAATGGATAATGTAAGTCAAGTCGGTATTTCATTCAGGGGACAGTCATATGCTACAAGAATTCAATCAAATTTAGATGGAAAGAGTCCAAATTCAGTATTTACTTATGTTCTTTCTAAAAATACATTAGTTTACAGTCCTCAAGGTATTGTAGTACAGAATTAAGCATAATATTTTTTAAAATTTAAATTTATATATTTTTGTTCTATTTTGCAAAAATATATAAAATAATAAAATTTCAAATTAGAACATAAATTAATAAAAAATATATTAAATAAATAATTTTTTTTTTCTATTATTAATATATATTAAAATGTCGCAAATGAATAATCAGAAAAATGATTTACCCAGTATTTTAAATGTAGCCACAATACCAAGTATTGAAAATATGAATATAAAAACTGAGGTTTTAGACCCAATAACTATAAACCAAAATCAGGCAGTTTTTCAAATTCCTAAAACTGGAATTTTAGATGGGGGTAGTATGCTTCAGGTCGGAGTAACTACTGCAGGAGCTTTATTTTTTCCCTTAAACTCAGGATGTCACTCAATTATTAAAAGTTGTTTTTTAAAAGTTGGTGGTAAAGTAATAGCATCGAATGAAGATTATGCTCATTATACAACAATGGTTAGACAATTTGACACGCCAGAACATAGGGCTTATGTTGATATGGTTAAATCTGGTTGTGTAGCTGATAGATTCGCAGAAGTAGAAAGCGGTAGAATTGGCTATAGGGATCTTGTAGCTACTATTGATGCAGGGGATGCCACAAATTCAACCTTCAATGTACCAGACTTGGTAAAACCAACTAATGATGATTCCACTACTCCATTATTTAGCATACCATTAAGTGTACTCATACCAATGATGAAATCCAGACAATTACCGCTATTAGCAATAAAAGAACATATATATTTAGAAGTTAATTTTAATTCACAACCAGCAGGAACAAAAGGCGTTATTTGCTGTGAAACAGATGGAAATGCAGGGGGTACTGCTGTCAGAATATCAGAACCAAATGTAAAATTTGTTAGTGATCATTTATATTATACTTCCGAAAAAATGGATGCTCTCAGTATGCAAACAATGAGTCAACAGGGATTAAGTGTTTTATATGAAGATTTATTATTAACAAATGCTCAAGTACCTTCAAGCGGTGTAGGGGGTGGTGGTGTTGTGCAAGACCAAAAAGTAGAAAGACAAATAGCCGTAGCAGGAAAGACTGTTAGAAATATATTAGTTTCAGATAAAAATGCAGGTGAAAATCACGAGCTTCTGGGTCAATATTTTTCAAAAGATTTACAAATCCCATCAGCATATAATTTTAGAATTAATGAACAGAGAATATATGATAGGGATGTAGAAGATCCTCCAAGAAAATATGTAGAATTATCGGAAGTATTTAATAAACCTTTAATGATGCCTAACCAATTATATAGTTTCGATTGTGATACCGATAAATCTACAGTTGCCCAAGCATTAAATCAGAATTCATTCTGTATAGGTAAAGTTGAAGGTCATCAATTACCAACAGCCACTAATACAACAGCAGGAAATGATGTTAGAGCAACAAGTTCATATGTTGGTTATGACGCAACTACTACTGGATTTAATGTTTTAGGTAATGGTGCAAATATTGGAACTAAACCTATTATTTTAAGTAGAACTTACCATAGAAAACAAGGAAATGATCAACCCAGAGAATTAAGAATATTTTCAGGAATTGAAAAAATAATGGTTATTAAAAATGGCGAGGTTACCATTTCAGCATAATTTTTTTTAAATTTTTTTATTAAATTTCTAATATATAAATATATATTAAAAATGAGTAAAGTGAATCCAAAATATTTAAAAGGTTTAGATGATAAACAAAAAAAAGAAAAAATTAAAAATATTAAGGAAACAAGAGAATTATTAAAAAAAAATAAAAAAACCGAGGCATTTAAAAAAGCCAGTGAAAGACCAACAAATAAAAAAGATAAAAAAGAATCATCTTTTACAATAAGATTTAAAAAGAAATTTCCAGATGTAAAACCATTAACTCAAAAATTCGCACAATCTACAGGTATACCTTTAGCTGCACAGCGTGAAGTGTTTAAAAAAGGAAAAGGAGCATATGCCTCTGCTGGATCACGAGCCAGTGTTTCCTCGCCTGAACAGTGGGCTTTCGCTCGTCTTTATTCTTTTTATTTTAATAAAGGTAAAACATTCGATCAAGAAATTGTAAAAAAATATAAAATAAAATTTAAATAAAAAATGTTCTGAAATGCAAAAATATTTAATAATATAATTCTTCAAATTAGAACACAATTAAAATTTTAATATCTATTATAATAATATATATTAAAAATGGCAGAAAAATACATTTTATTAGAATGTAATAGATTAAGGGCAGGAATAAATTACTCAAATATTGATGAAGATGAGGATGAATTTAAAAACCAATGGGTAAATAATGTTTCTTCATATGGTATTGTTGTTAATGAAGGCGACACTATTACCTGCGAATCATCAGCCATTAATTCTATAGGAGCATCAGACGATACCCTTGAATTTATTGGGGATACTAAAAATAATAAAAATGGTTATGTTGATAATGTTCTAACTATTGATTTTGCTAATTATGTAAATCATACAGGTTTTTGTACTGTTAGATTACCATTAAAAAACACACGAACATATTTTAGTTATGATCAAATAGATGATCAACAACAAATATTAACAAAAAATAATTTATTAAATCGTGGATTAGGTGAGGTTTTTCTGGGCGGTTTTGCCAAAAAAATACCAGTAGAAGATGAACCCTATAATAACCCTTTTGATTTACCAAATTCAAGTTTAGTTAATATGATTGAATTATCAAAAAAATCAGCTGATGTTGGAACAAATTATAGAATTGGTGGGCTTTATATTACTGGGGGAAATACGAAAGTTGCAGTACCTGCAGGTTCACAAATAGGTACAGGTTTAATAATCAAAGTTGAAGACACAATAAGTGAAACAGGTAAAAATGGCGTACCCTCGAAAATATCTATTCATTCAGCAGGAACAGGTTATAACACTTCAGGCGGAGCTGTATCATTAATAATAGGGAATGCAGTCGATGGTGATACAAATGGGGATGGGAAACAGGTTATTACATTACATTCATATCAAAGTGAATTTTTTAAAAGTAAATCAGAATTTGGAGCAGATGGCGAAAGATATTACCCTGCAAATTTAAATTATACAGGTGGCGGTCAGATTATTTATGATGGTATACCTGACGATGTTAATGAAGGACAAAATACTGATAAATTAGATCCAAAATTTGATTTTAGAATTAATGCTGTTGATTTAGAATTGCCTATAGGATTGAATACACCAGATAATGTTGCAACAATTTTAACATCTCAATTACATAGACCCAATAGATTAAATAAATATCAAATTGCTGAAAATATAGATTATTCAAAATATTTTATTATTGCACCTGATTCTTTAGATAATAATCAAATTAAAAAACCTCCGATTGTTGAAACACCTACTTACAAAGCTCATCCAGCAGGGGGAAGTTGTATAGCAAATAAATTTAGATTTTTTAATACATTAGCAGGAGCGAGAAAAACATACTATAATACAATCGCATATAGGAATCCAGAAAAAATTGCAGGTTTACAATGGACAAGACAGCTATATTATGGATTAGCAAATAATGATCCAAAAAATCAATTAAATTCAGGTTTAAATTCACAACTAAATATAGGCGATTTTAAAAATCAAAGTATCGGTAATTTAGGTTTAAATTTATGTGTTATTCAAAATTTTGTAACAAGTGCAACAGAAAGTAGTGTTTTACAAGCTAATCAGGGATCTTTTATATTAACCAATGCATATTTTAGGGAGGATGTTTTACAACAAATATCAGAAGGATTTCGAAGATGTGAACAATATATAGGTAATACAAGTAATGTTTATAATATAAATGAAGATTATTATAAAAATCAAGTGGTTTATATGGATTTAGGGTTTTATGTAGACGAGTTGAGCAATGGCTTTCCCCTAACAGGTACAAATCAACCAAATATAACACGATTTTTAACTAATCAAAGATTTAGATTTAAAACATTTCACGAAATGACTCCTGACCCTGCTCAAGGGGTGGCAATTACAAAAACTGTTGATGATGGAGCAGGTCAACACCCTCAGCCATTAAATCCCTGTGTGGGAACAATACCAAATGGTCAATTTAATAATCCTGATGGATTCCCTTTTAACGATGGTCAACAATTAAGTAGTATGGTATTCACATCAAGATATTCAGATATAATACCAAATACTAATAATCCATTATATTATGATTCTCAAAATATTAGTCAATTACATCAAGAATTTTACGATATACTAAATAAACAGGCAGACCCAGCTCAAGGCGGCGATCCTACAAAATTTAGCGTAACAGGTATGACAATAGATGAGGTATTTAATGGTTCAAATAATGGAAATACATTAGATTATTATCAAAATTTAGCTAAAAAATATAATTTATCAATTATTCCAGTTTTTCCAAAAAATGGAACAGATTTTCATCAACAGGGGGGAATGCCATATATAGCTTTTGTTTCACATTTAGCATTAGGTCAAGGTAAATATAATCCTATAGACAATGGCATTACAGGAACTTGGCAAATTGACACCAGAAACGCACCGTATGGTATAAGTCTGGGTTTAGATTTTTCATATTTAAGAAATAAAGCTGTTCAAATTTTTAACGCAAATTATGCAAATACTTCTGAATTAAATAATAAAGAAAGTTATAACTCGGTTGTTATGATGGGAGCAGTAAACCCTGATGTAATTTTTGATCCTACACTTTCGCGTTTTTCAATAACTGGTTTAAATACTCCGATGACAATCGGCAATGAATACCCAGAAGTTGATCAATTAAATATAGAAGCAACAGGTAATCCTGAACAACAATGTTATAATATTAATAATTCTGGTCAAATAGCAGGGGTTGAACAGGGAAATGTGGGGACAACATTTACCCCAGCAGGTGGGACGCTTGTAAGCTCACAAGGTCAATCTTTTATGGGTGAAAATGTGGCTCAAACATCCGCTTCATTTATTGAGTCATATACTGGTTTATCAATAATTAGTATAAAATTTTATAAAAATACAGATTTAACAGAATCAGAAACTATAAATTATTATGGCTATTATGAAAAAGCTACAACAGAAGGGGCAGCATATAATGAATTATTTCCAAGAAATATTTTAGAAGGTACAATGTTAGGTAAAATGGGATATACCATTGATCAATTAATGCCATTATTTGGCGATCCTTCAGCATCTTTTTCTGATCCTTTAACATTTTATCAATTAAATCAAACTTTTCAAAATAAATACGCTAATACCCCCAGACCATTAACTACATCCGCATTTATATCTTCAGCAGAATATCAGCCAACAAATACAAATAGTCAAGATATGCCTTTATATGCAAATGGTACAAACATAGGGTTGCCAAGTAACCCTGCTGTGGAGCAGGCAAGTTTGACAGCTCAGAATTTACCGCAAAAATTAGATTATCCATATTTATTAATTTATTCATCAATAATTCAAGGCGGTACAGATACACAATATTATGGGGGATTCGATGGAAAAAGCAAATTACCCTGTGTTGGATATATTACAAGAAATTACAACCAAGGTGATTTTTTCTATTCATTGGAACAAAGTTTTACATTTACCGCTACAAAATCATTTACATTAACAGACATTACTACAGAGATTCGTTTACCTGATGGATCTCGACCAAGATTACAGCCACATAATTCAGTTATATATAAAATTACAAAAGTAGTTGGATCGAGTGACTACGGAAATAATAATATGTTATCTAATAATATAACACAAAAAAATGACCGATCAGGAGAAAATAGAAAAAAGAAAAGCGTACCGTCGTAATTATTATGAAAAAAATAAAGAAAAATTATGTTTATATTCAAGATTATACTATTGGAAAAATAAACAACAATTAAACTTTAGTAAATATTATAAATATAAAAAAAAAGAACCAGAAGTAAAAGGATTTATTAAAATTAATGAAGAAGTAACATTAACTTTTGAATAATTTAAAATGTTCTATTTTGTAAAAATATTATATTATTATATTATACAATATAGAACAATATTATATATTATATATATTATATTACTTTTGTTCTACTTTTAGATGTGAATTATATAATTTATATTAAAAGTGGAACAAAAAATATTTTTTATGTTAGTTTTATATCCTTTTATTATATTATATATAAAAGTAGAATAAAAGTATATTATATATTATTTAAAATTATTATCTAATATATAATTATATAAAAATGGATAAATTCGAAATAAATGAAAAATATAAAAATACTCAAATGTCTAAAAAAGAATTAAGTAAATTATTAAAAACTGCTCACGGTATCGCTGAAGCTTGTGAAAAAGATAACTTAAGCGAAAAGTTAACTCACGACATTGTATTAATGACATTAAAGGAAACAGCTAAAGAAATAATAGCGAATAGAAAATAAACATTTTATTTAAAAAAAATATATTTAAAAATAAAAATATTATTATATATTATAAAATAATAATGTATAATACAGATTATTACAAAATTAAAGATGATGAAACAATTGATGAAAATATGCAAAAATTATATTATAAATTTCATCAAATAATATCAGCGATTCAAAAAGAAAAAGGTGATATAATATATAAATCTGCATTTCCTCGAGATAAAGATACAAAGTACAGAGGTATAAAAGCATTTAGAGATTTAGTATATTATATTTCAGAAGAGTATCAAATTCATAATTCACAACATACAATTAATTATATTTCTTTTTTTAATGAAAGGGTCAAAGAAGAATGGTTAGATTGTTTTAAATTAGTATATAAACACGGCGTAATGGCTGATAAAATTCAAGGTAAATTAGTACTATTAAATACTTTACAATCTCAAGAAAAACAAATATTTACTATTTTTAAAAAATATGATATAATTGAAGATCATTTAGAAAAAATAAATGAAACATCTATAGTAAAAGAAAAAACTTTAAATTTTGAAAAAATAACTGAAATTGAAAATATAATAAAAGATAATTTAACTAAATCAGATATTATTCAATTAATTAAAAATATTTTATAAAAAACACATTTAAAAAAATAATATCTAATATATAATATATAATAAAATGCATAATAGAGGATTAAATAAAAAAACATATCATTATAAAGTTATTAATAAATTAAATGATGAATTTAAGTATTATAAAACTTGTGATGAAATAACTAAAGATTATGGTATTAGTAGAGCAAATATATATCTAATGGCAAAAAATCCGAATATAATTAGAAGGAAATATAATAATATAAATATTGAAAAATGTCATTTACATTATTTAGTAGTTGAACAAGGTTTAGATCCTGAAGCTATCAAATTTTAAAAATAGCAAATTTTTTTAAAATATTATAAATTTTTAATGAAAAATAATAAATAAATAAATTTTTTATCTATTTATTATATATAGTAAAAATGTCGTTAATTACACTTAATTCAAATGGTCAAAAGCCAAATTTTTTTAGTACTCATTTTCCTCAAGCTATCTCAATTCCACCAAGATCACAAGTTTGTTTGTTAAAAATGATTCACTTCCGAGATACTACAGTATATAATGTAACTCGATCAAATAATACTATTAGGTATTGCTTGGGAACAAATGCTCCGAATTCTGAAATGTTTCGAACAGCAAGGGTTGAAACAGGCGAATATACAGGTACACAATTGGCTGTTAAAATTGCTGAAGCATTAAATAATGTAAATCAACAACAAAATTTTAAATTTTCTTGTACATTTACACCTGAAGATGATACAACAAGTCCGCCAACTGTCGCATCTTTTAGTATAAGTTATGATTCAGAACCTAATCCTACACAAAACCAAGGGGATCAATTCACATTAGGTGTTGGTGGAATGTCAATAAATGGTTTATTAAATGTTGAAGGTATCGAATTAAAAAATGAAGATAATTTTACAAAATTAATTGTTGACGGTGATCTAAAAGAAACCGATATGTCAGACAGAGATACATTTTTACCAGCATCTAATGCTGTAGTAAATGACAGAGGCATATTAATGCATTTAGGACAATATATTACACAAGATATATTTTTTTCAGGGTTTTTACTAAATCAATTTGGTAATCAAGCAGGTTTAACTGCTAATTTATGCGGATTCGATAATTTAAATATGGGTTTATGTAGAAATGAATTATGTTTTATAACAAATGAAAATCCAAATGTTAATTTACTTCCAACTGAACAAGATGTATCAATAAATTTTGGCGCTCAAGGCATTACTATTTCATCCATAAAAGGGGGAGCTGGTAATCCAAGTTATGGTAGCCCCAATTATCAAAATCAAAAAGTATGCAGAGTATTACCAAAAGCATTTTTTAAAGATCTAATTGAATCAGATATATTTGCTCCAGCATTAACTTTAAATGATATGCCTAATATTTGTTTTAAATTTCAAATAACAACATCAGGTATTGGTAAAAGAATTTATATACAAATGTTTATTTCTAAAAACGGCGGTATAAATTATATTCCTATTCCAGATGGTAAAGGGGGCAATGATGCAGCAGGTAATCCATTCGTAGGAACTGGACAGGCATTAACTACTGCTACTTTTCCATCCTGTATATGGCAATCTGATAAAGCAGAATTTAATGATGTTATAGCAGGAACTAATCAACGAGTTCAAAATTTATTGTCAAGTAGAAAAGCACCATTTAAACCAACTTTTAGTTTAGGTGAGCCGCCCAAATTTCCAAGCTATTTTGATTTATCAGAACCAGATTTAAATTATAGGGATAAGGCTCAAGCTGCTTTAGATAATTATATAACTTTTAATGTTATCGATTATACAGGGGATCACGGTTACGATTTTGAAGCTTCACTATCAGATGAACCAGCGGTAAAATATTATATAATGAGTGCATATACAAGAAGTCAGATAACAACCCAAGCCGCACAATTTAAAGCATTGACACAAAGAAAATTATTTTATGTTTCTTTTGCTGATGCAGCTATTGCTGATAATGATGCTGATACATTAGAAGTTGATTTAATAAATGGGGAAATTACCGCAAAATTACCATCACATCCAACTGCTGCAAGACAAGCTGATTTTTTGATAGAACCCTCAGCAACGCTTGATGCCCCAGAAGGTGCTACTACCACAGCTATACCTGATTATGTTTATTATACTATTGGTGGGGGTGCTGTTAATAGGATTGATGAGAAAGTAAAATTTGAAATTCCAATAGATGGTAATGAAAATCCAGATTTTAGACCAATTTCATTAAATGATACAGCAGAACCAAATACAAGTTTTCAATTAGATGAAGCCCAAGCTGTGGCTAAACTTCATTCAGAAAATGATTTTAAAGTTGCGGCTTTACCTAATAATGATGTGGGCAGTGGGGCAGATGATGAAGTTACAAGAAAATTTACATTATTATTAAAATCATTAACTGAAGCAGATGTAACCGCTAACGCAGGAAGTCCTGCTAATTTATCATTAGGATTCCCATCTGGTACAATGGGTCAAATATTAGGTAGTGTTGAAAATGTTTTAGTTTATACTACAGCATCAGAAGGTCAGCAAGTATTCCAGTCAAATATGCCAACTCAAAAAATTAGTAAAGATTCTATATTGCAGGTATCTATTCCTGAATTTTCAGGGGTAAAATCATTCCAAGGTATTGACCAAAGTAGTGGTAGAAATTTATCAGGTGAAGGTAAAGTTTTAGCAGTTTTACCTCGTGAGGAATTTAGCAGCGTCGGAGAAAACACTAACCATTCATTAGTTTATGTAGCACCGTTTGAAAATTGGATAGATATTAATAATATTATTGAATTAAATATAAATCAATTAACTGTAGATATTAGACAACCTTCTGGAGTTTTAGCCAGTGATCTTAGACCAGATACTATTGTACAACTTAAATTAAGGGAAGACCCTCGATATAGAGATATTCAAGAAAAAACTAACCAATATGAAGATCTTGTATTAGCAATTTCATCTGGTATTAGATCAGGTCAGATTTTAAGTACAAATATTTTAAATAAAGGAAGTTAAAAAATGTTCTATTTTGCAAAATAATATTAATAGAAAATTTACATTTTAGAACATTTAAAAAAATATATAAAAAAAAAAATATTAAGAAAAAAAAAATTGATTCTTTAAATCCCAATTATTAAACATTTTTAAATAAATTGTTTAATAAAAAAGTATTTAAAAATAAAATCTAATTATATATTATTATATAAAATGTCTAATATAGCTTACAATGTTAAATATAACAAAGATGTAAAAAAATGTAAATTATGTGGATGTGATACCGTGTTTAATGAATGTATTAAATGTGTTGGTGTTAATAATGCCAATGGGAAAATTTCCGAAGAAAAAAATTTATCTAATAATAATATAAAATCTATTATGGATGTTCACAAATATTTAGTTTTAAAAAAATTTTCAAAAGAAGTTGAACCTGACAAAAATTTTAAATGGACTGTAACAGAAAAAAAACCTGAATTATTAGACAATTGGGGCATTATTTGCAATAAAAAAAGTGGTCTGATGGGTGTCGATATAGATTATTATAAATGGAAAGATAGTAATGTAGAAAAAGTTAAAGAATTTAAAGAATTATTTGCTGATCCATCAAATATTGATCAATTCGCTCAGTATTTTAGTACATTTACGCAACAAACGCCAAACGGTGGATTACATTTAGTATTTTTATATGATACTGATTTAAATCAAACAGCTTCAAATTCAAGTAGCAAATTTGGGGCAGGTATTGATATAAGAAACGGTCATAAGAATGATATTAAAACAGGTGGTTATCTTGTAGGATATGGCTCTGAAATAATTACAAATCCTAAAACAGGCGAGAAGAAAAGTTATAAGCTAATAAATGATGTAGCACCTAAAAAAATACCTGAAGATTTTAAAAATTGGTTATTAGAAAATATTTATGCAACTAATCCTAAAAAAAATAAAAATGATAATAGAAGTAAATCAATTGAAAGAAAAGAAACTGAATTTTCAGAAAATTTATATTCTTATTTAGGCGATGATGATTTTATTGAAAATGAAATAATTAAAAAAATACCAAATTATGAAAAATATATTTATGATTATGAAACTTGGCTATTATTTACTTCTGCAATGAAATGCGTCAATAAATTTAATTTATGGGAAAAATACAGCAAGAAATACGGCGGCGAAAAATATGATAAAGCTAAAAACACTAAAGTATGGAATTCAATTAAAATGAAAGATTATAAATTAAATCCAAATATTTATTTTGAACATTTAATAGGTAAAAAACAAATTAATAATTATGATCTTGTTAATTATATTAAATATAAACCATTACCAAAAAATAATAAAATACCAGATAAATTATATCCTGATAAACCAGAATTTGCAAAATTATCAAATTTTATTTATTTAGATTTAAATGATATTAGTGGCGGCATTGTTATACAATCTGATACCGCTACAGGTAAAACAAGTTTAATGAAAAGAAGTTTAATTAATTCGAATCAAAAATTTATGAGCTTAGTCAGTAGAAAGGCTTTAGCCTGTGAACAACATACAGTTTTTAATGAAGCTGGGTTAAGCTGTGGATTATATAAAACTGAAGAATCTTATAATAATGATTCAATTATTAGTCAAATTGATTCTTTTAAATATTGTTGTTCTAATCAGATAGAAGAAATTCAAGATTATACTATATTTTTAGATGAATTTAATAGTATGTTAGAGTATTTATTTCAGGCTGATACCTGTTTAAAAGATAGAAGAGCCTCATTGTGGAAATACTTAATATATTGCTTAGAAAATTGCAAAAACTTCATTTGTACAGATGCTGATATATCCGATTTATGTTTTAATTTCTTAGATAGAATTAAAGTAGATTATAAATTTTATAAAAATCAATTCAAACATTTTAAAGGTAAAAAAGCAAATGAAATTTATAGTTTAAATACATTAATTGATAATATTATAAAAGAATTAGAAAAAACTAAAAAAGCATTTGTATGCTGCGATTCTAAAGCTTCCGCAGAATTTATTTATAATGAATGTAAGAAAAAAGGACATACTGCATTATTACTAACATCAGCTACTGATATTCTTGAAGGATCATTAGATGATCACGATTTTATAATTGTTAGTCCTGTTATCATTTATGGTTTAGATTCTGTAAAAGAAAAAAAGGTTTTTGTTTATTATAAAGAACATACAATATCACCGTCTAATATGGTTCAACAAATCGCAAGAATCAGAAACCCTACAAGCTTAGAGTTCTGCTTCCAAAAAAAGAAATTCAAACAAGCCGAATATATAGATTTTGAAGATTGTAAAAGAAAAAATATACATAAATTTGAAAAATCTAAATGTGAATTTGATTATTTAGATGCCGAAGAAATGAAAAGACATAAATTATTTTTTGATTTATGGCTTGAATATGAATATAAAAGGGATTGTTTCGATACTAACAAATATGTTCATTTTAAAGATTTATTAGTTACCAGAGGCTGGGAAGTTATAACTAAACAAAAAAAGACACATAAACCTGATAAAGATGAATCTAATTATATTAAAGAATCAATATTAGAATATAAAAATGAATCATTTAATATTGAAAGTGATTATATTAAAAATTTTAATGAAAAATATTTAGATTTTACAGATGCACAGATTAAGGATTGTAAAGATTTATTTATATCTGAATCAGCAATGAGGAATTATTTCTCAATGAATTCATATTTTACTAAATTTTTATATAAATATGGTGATGAAGAAATAAAAGAATTAGATAATAATGAAGATATTGATAAATACGGAATGACAATAACAGCTGAAAATATTGCAGATTTTTATAATGTTAAAAATGAATATTCTAAAATTTCAGAAAAAGATGATTTTAAATTTAAAAAAATAGATACACAAAAATATAAATTTTATGTAATTGATAAATTAAAATTATATTCAGGATATAAACAAGAAAAAAAAACTATTGGTAAAATTAAAAAAGCATCAGATAAAAATCCAGAAATCACTAATGTATATAATACAGTTCAATGTACAAGGATTCCAAGCACAGAACAACAAAATGAAATAATTAATAAATATTTATTAGCATTTGATCACAGAGGCAAAAAACCCCCAACATTAAACACTACATATGATTGTGAAAAATTAATAGTTAATATGATGAAAAAAGCACTAAATGATAATATATTTAATAAACCAATAAAAACAAGAATCGAATCAAAAACAAAATATACACATTCAATTAATTATAATTCCGATATTTTTAAACTATTAAGAAAAGTAAATAAATATAAACAAATGAATCAATTAAGTAAAGATATTAAAAAATCATTAAAACCATCTAATATAAAAGGTCTAAATAGTTGTGCATTTATCGATGATGATTTAGATTTATAATTGATTTTCTTGTATTGGTTTTTGCTTTAAATTACCGTGTTCATCAATATTTGGTTTTCTAAAATTCTTTTTTTTATTATTATTTTTTGGATTCTTCTCAAAAATATGTTTTGGATTAATTAGCTTATCGCTTTCTTTTACTTTTTTTTCAACTTTTTCTTTTAATTTTTTGCTATAAATTTTTCCATTTAGTTTATGCTGTTCTTCTAATTCATTTATATGAGCATTATTTTTTAGCATTTTATTTATATATAATTATATTATTTTTTTTCTAATATAATTATATAATAAAAAATGAGTAATATCCAAAAAGTGACAAATACCCACTTAATTAATAATATTTCAGCTATTAATGAAGTGTCAACAAGAATTGGTACTGATACGAGTGATTCGCCATTATCATTAACAGCATTAACTCGTGTACAAAAAGATATTATAGATAATAAACTGGGAACAATAGCTGCATTTTTAGATAAAGATAATTCTCAATTTATACACAAACATCATACAGTAAGTAATCTGATCGGTAACACATTGGCAACAGGCGAAGGCGATCATAACCATTTACATATAGATGGTAATGGTGTAGCAAAAACTTCTGTTGTAAATGCTGTGAATATATTACCACATAATTCAATAGATGGTTTAGGCACTCCGACAAGTTCATTAAATGTAACCGTGGCAAATGCAACTGTGCCTATGAAATTAGAAGATTTAAGTAGTTCAATAAATGCACAGAATGCGGCAGGTACAAGTCGATCTATAGCGGTCACAATGAAAGGAACAAGTGACATTAATGATGTACCAAATAACTCTAAATTTTTAAAATGTGATTCTAATGGTGTACTTCAAACATCTGAAGCAATTGATAGAACAACTCAAAATGTAACCACAGATTACGCAGGTAGTAATTTATCAAGTTCATTAGCAATGTCCACAGCGACAGCTTCCTGTGATGTATCAAATCATAAACATATACATCTTTTAATAGATGGCGTGAGTGGTAGTGCTGGTACACTTACTTTACAGGGATCACATACAGATGTAGATGGAAATTTTAAAAATGTAGCTGATATGTCGAGTTCATCCGTTGCTTCTACTTTTCAATATAATCATAAAATAACTAATGCAGTTTATAAATATTATAGAATTAAAAATGTAATAGCAGGATCACCTGTTACATTTACAAGTATAACCTTTACAAAATTAAATACATAAAAATATTAAAAAAAATGTTCTAAAATGGAAAAATATTTAATTAATTAATTTACAATTTAGAACATTTAAAATTAGAATAAAATCGTTAATTTTTTTTCTACTTTTATTATATATAATAAAAATGGAAAACATAAAAAGAACAATTGATGAGAAAAGAAATATTAAACCAAATTCACTAAATGCTTATTTAATTAATATTAAAAAATTACATAAAAAAATCGAAGGTGATGAAAATGTAAAAAATATAAATTTTTTATCTAAATATGATAAAGTTATAGATGCATTAGATGATTTTAAATTATCTACACAAAAAAATTATTTAGCTGGTGTTATTGTAACTTTAGACTCATTTAATGAAAAAGGAAAATATGATGATCTTTTAAAAAAATACAGGGAATATTTAGATAAAATTCATAAAAAATATGTCGACGATTATGAAAATGGTGAAAAATCAGAATCTCAAAAAAAAAACTGGGCAACAATGGCAGAATTAAAAAAGGTAATGAATGGTTTATTTAGAGATATAAAAGAAAGGGAATTATTTCAAAAAAAAGAATTAAATAAAAAACAATTGTTATTAATGCAAAAATGGGTAATTGCTAATTTATTTTTAAATGAAGATAATCCACCTGTAAGATTAGATTATGCTCCGATGGAAATTATACAAAAATCTGAATTTGATAAATTAGACGAAGATGAAAAAAAGGAAAACAATTATTTAGTCATTACATCCAGAAATAAAAAAATGTTTTCATTTAATGAATATAAAACAAGTGGAAAATATGGCGTTAATGATATACCAGTTTCAAAAAAATTAAATAGTGTTTTAAACATATGGTTACGATTCAATGATACAGATAGTTTACTATTAAATACTAAATTAGAACCAATGAGTAGTAACGGTTTAGGTAAAGAATTAAAAAAAATATTTTCAAGTTTAAATAAAAATATTTCTGTTAATATGTTAAGGCATATATTCATTTCTGAAAAATATCCTAATATTGATGAGGAGAAAGAAAAAGATGCCCAAAAAATGGGACATTCGACTGCACAACAATCAAAATATTCAAAAAAATAATATTATATTATATTAATATAATGAGTAAAAAAAATAAATTCTTTTTTAACCCAAAAAATCCAAAAACAAGTTTTGATATATATAAGGATAAGAATCCACAGGATACTGTCAATATAAAATATTCTACAAAAAAAGAAACAGAGGACACGGTTAAAAAAATCGAATCGCTATACAAAAAAGGAACAATAGACCATCGTAGAGCTGTACAAATAGCACTTATTTTGATGCTAAGAACTCGAATTATTGCTGAAAAAAATCCTAAAATCGATAAAGGTCGTAGTAAAATAGCTAAATCTTACCACGAATTCCTTACAAAAAAAAGAACACCAATAAAAAATCAAAAAGAAAGAAAAAAACTAAAATTTTTTTAATTTAAATCTTTTTCTGTAATCTAAAATCGATGATGCTAAAGTTGGTTTATTCCACAATACCCATCTGCTGAGTGAACCAGCAGTTTGGAATTTATTAAAATCTTCTCGAACTTTATGACGAGCAATATAAGCATCTTTTTTTTCATTTGCTTCTTTTTTATTTAGTTCTTTAGAATATATGGTAAAGTCTTTATTTGGTTTACTTCCAAAATGAGTTGTTTTTAATTTTTTATTATTATCATCATAAAAAATTGCAACTAATTTTTTATTTTTTTTATCTGATCTTTTAATTTCAACTTTCATTATTATATTATATAAAATATTTTTTTTTATCTAATATTAATATAATAATGTACGGTCAGGGTAAAAAAATATCTGTCCCAAGAATTAAAAATAAAGGTGAAAAATCAGCACCAAGTCCAAAAAAGAATGTTAATGATATGAGTGACGCAGAATATTATAAAATACACAGGAAACACCACTCAGAGAAACACATTAAAGCTATGAAAGCATTACAACGGATGGGTATCAATCGAAACAAGGCTCATAATTTTGTTAAAGAATATATCGGAAAATAAATAAATTTATATAAAATTTTTTTCTATTATTAATATATATAAAAATGCCATCACATTACGGAGATAAAGATAAAGATATGGATATGAAAAAAGAAATGTCAGAAAAACCTAAATCCAAAAAAACATCGCCTTGGATATCTTTTGTAAAAGCATATGCTAAAAAAAATAAAATGAAATATAATGAAGCATTAAAAGATCCAAAATTAAAAGCAGCCTACGCCAAAAGTAAAAAAAGTAAAAAATAAAAAATAAAATGTTTAATAAAAATATATTTAGAATGGAAGACATAATAAATGAGGTAGTGATAAAAAAAGATTCTTTAGTTAAAAGAATCGTCAAAAAAATTAAATGTAAACTATTTTGTTGTATGGGCAGCTCGTGTTCTTATGGCGATGACAAAAAGCGAGAATCTGAATAAAAATAATTATTTTTAAAAAATTACTTTTATTCTATATTTTTTTTCTAATATTAATTTATATATAAAATGTCTAAAATAATATATAAATTTCTTCATAATGAAAATTCATACATTGGTAGTACAACAAATTTAAAAATGCGATGTTTCGCTCATAATCAACATAAAAAACAAGAACGCCACAAAAATATTAAATTATATAAATATTGTAATAGTGAGGGTATTGATGATTTAAGACCTTTTATTGAAATACTTGAGGTGATTGAAGAAGAAATAAGTAAAGAAGAATTAAGGGAAAAAGAACAACAATATTTAAATCAAAATAAACCTAATTTGAATATGATTAAAGCAAAAAGAAATATTTAATTTCTATTATTAATATATATATAAAATGAATAGTGATGATGAAGATCTTACAATATTACCAATTAAACAGCCTTTAGTCGAGCAAAAAATAAAAGTACATCCAAATTTTTTTGATATCAACGGCGGAGCTTGTGTATTGGATATTGCAGCACCTCGTCAGGGTAAAACGACAAGGATATGTAATTATTTTCAAAATCCTAATTTTTTAATGGGTAAACTTGACGCAATATATATTTATAGTTCAACAATAACTAATGGTGACGCAACAGCTCGATTTTTACTTGATCAATACCCAGAAACGATTTACTCAGAATATAGTGACCATCATTTACAAACAATAATCGATTATCAGGATCAAATACCAAAATCACAACGACCAAATATTGCCGTAATTTTTGATGATTTTATTGCATTTCCAAATATTAAAAAAAATAGTTTAATGTTTAAAATTGCTTCCTCATATCGCCACCATAATATTAAATTATTATATTATTCAACACAATTGTATAAAGCTGTTCCTAACATTGTTCGGCAATCAATAAATTATGCTATTATTTCACAAAATGCAAATAATAAAGAAGTGGAAAAGATGGCTGAAGAAATGGGGGCAAGATATGGGGATATGAAAAAATTTAAATCATTATTAAAAACTGCTACATCTAAACCGTATGCTTTTCTATATTTAGATTTATATGGTAAACCAGCAAAAGCATATCAGAACTTTACAAAATTAATATATACAGCCCCTGAAACATTAGCTAATGCTACAATAAATAATAATTTTGATGGATTCGATAATAATGAAATTTCAGATTCTGATGAAGACTATTAAACAATTTATAATAAAATGTATATGTTCTATTTTGCGAAAATATTATATAATATATATCTACAAAACAGAACAAATACAATTTAGCGAAAAATGTCTAATATAATAATTAAAATATAATTGCCATTATAGAACTTTTTTTTAATTTTATTCTATAAATATTTTTTTAATTTAATTTTATTCTAAAAAAATATTTTCTAATTTAATAATATATAAAATGGATAGATTACCAGATATTGGAAATATTGAGGATGATTTAAAAATTGTTTCAATGGAATCAGAACCAAAAACTGAAGCTGTTGTAGAAGATCTAAAAGGTGATCCTTTTGATAGATCATTTAAAGCCCCACCGATAAAACCAGAAAAAAAAATGAAAAAACCAGTTTCTGCAAAACAAAAACAACATTTAGCAAATGCTCGAAAATTAGCAAAGGAAAGAAGAGCAGAGTTGAAAAGACAAAAAGAAGAAGAATTAAAAGCTATTGAAAATGAAAAACAATTAGAAAAAGAAAAAGATGCATTAAATGCATCAAAACCAAAACAAGAAAAAAAGGTAAAAATGGAAGATGGAAGTACAGTAAATGTTGAAGAAGAAGAAGTTTATAATGATGAAGAAAAACAGTTTATAAATTGGATGAAACAAATGGATAGATTCAGCGAAATGACATTAAGACATAATCAAGAAAAAAAGAAAGCTGAAGAATTAAGATTAAAAAAAGAAAAAGAACTCGAAGAAAAATATTATAAAAAATTTTTAGCTGAAGGTAAAATAAAAACTGATAATGAAAAAAAACAATCAAAATCAGAATCAAAACCTAAATCAATACCAAAAGCTAATTTAGACTTATTAAATAAAGTTTCTTCAGATTATGGAGAATATTCTAATTATTTTTAATTAAATTATTTTTTATTATTTTCTAATATAAATATATATTATAAAATGAGTGCTGAAATGTATGCTGATAATGTCGCTAACATTAAAGACCAAATCGCTAAATTACAAGCTGATCGTATCGATAATTATGATTCATTAGCTAATAGTATAACAGAAAAATATAATGAACAAATGCAGGGGTACACTGAGAAATGGCGTACTGTTGCTGAAGCTGGTGGGGAAGACTTAGCAGGTTTACTTGGTGCGAAAGGTGTATATAAGGGCGGTAAGAAGCTATATGATCTATATAAAGCCAGACAAGCAAGAAAAAAAGCTTTACAGGAAAAAGAAACAGAGCAACAGCAAAAAGATGTAGGTGATGATGATGAGTTTGATGAAGATCCTCAAGAATTGCCAGATACTCAGGGCGGCAGGAAAATGTTCCAAGATGAAGACGATTTAGATGAAAATCAAGACTGGTACAATGACGCAGGTGAAAAATATTTTACTGGATCGGAAGCCCAACACGAAGAATATTATAATGAAGATGGTACATTAAAAGATCCTACAAATGTACCTGATGGACATCAAGCAAATAGTAATGATATAGATGGGGACGATGAAACACCAGATAATGATGAGCAAAATCAGGGATTAGATGAAGAAGATGATGATGTTGATGTTGATGTAACTCAAAATCCAGCAATGAATGATGTTACAGGAAGTGGTGCAAATGATGGTCAGTACAATTTCGGTGATGATGAATTTGCAGATGATCCTACATTTTTGAATCCGAGTATTCAACCAAATACTTCAATTTTAGGTCAACCATCAACAGTAGGTACACAAGAAAGTACAGCAGGACGAACATTTGCACAGCAACGACCCACAGATGAACAGCTCGAAATTGATCCTTTTCAACCTACCGCAAATCAACCAATATCAAGTAGTTTTACAAGAACAACACAAAATGTGTCATCTGGGGGTGATCCTCCACCTATAAATGATGGTGAAGCTAATGCATTAGTTGGTGGTGAACAAGATGCTGTAAAAGCTGGAATTTCTGATGCTTCAGAAGAAGGAAGTAGTATATTAGAAAATATAAGCCAAGCAGGAAAAAATGTATTTCAGAATTTAGCCCAAAGGGGTCAGAATATCAGGCAAGGTTTTCAAAATGTTAAAAATTTCTTTTCAAAATCTGCTGGTGATACTACGGCTGATGCAACTACAGCAGCAGATACTGCAGCAGAAACTGCAGGTACTGTAGGGGGTGAAGCTGGGGGCGAG